CCTGAAATACCTGAGTTACACATGGGGTATGATGTAAAGTCTGGACACTATTCTTCTGAGATTACAGTAGTAATGGGCGGTATACCATATACCTCACCTATACGCTCACTTCCAGAAGGTTTAAAGAACTCTCTTTACCGACTAGACATAACTCTTGTAGCAGAGCTTGGTCAAGTGGATATACCACCATCAAGAGAGTCGTTAGAAATGACAGCTAAAACCATTGCATTCATTTCTGATAAGATTGCAGAAATATCTGGAGACTACATAATAGATTTCGAATATAGAGTAGAACATGCAGATAATCATGTTCAACTAAATGCAATACTAAATAGCAGGATAGACGAATGGCTAAGTAATGGGCATTTCAATACGTCCAATTACAAATACAAAGGACTTACGTCTTCAGGTGAAACGCTCACAGAACTACTTGATCAGGATCTAAAAACGTTTAATGCAAAGAAAAACGTTAGACATTACAAAAGCCTCAGGAATAACCACAATGGTTGTTCAGTAGGGTCACTTATAAACATGATGAAGAACTATAATCATGATAAAGATCAATCTACTCTGTACTTAAACGATTTATCACCAAGAGCTAACAAAGTAATAAATAGTAATAAAAGCGTACTGGAGACTAATTGTGTAGTTATCTTTCCTAATGAAAGAAAAACAAAACTGTTCTCAAAAGCTGTAAGTGAGGTACATGCAGAGTTAACTCAACTAGGTTTCAAACCTGTAAAGTTATCAACAATTCTGTCAATGCCCGTTGTAATTAAAAACACAACAAAAAGTAAAACGTATGACAAACCTGATCAGGTATTCTTAACGAATAACAGAGGTGTTGTGCTTAAAGATTCAGTAAAAGAACTTCCAGAAGAAGGTTGTTTCGTAACAATGTCCAACTGGACTCTGGGTAAACGGGAATCATACATATCCTGTGTTAGGCTTTTACTTAACAAAGAAGTGTATGCTCTAAGAAGTCATGCTCAAGCTGCAGCATCTCGTTCAGGTAAGTGGACTTCAATCCATAAACTAGAAAGTGCCGTAGTAAAAGCATTAACTGCAAGACTAAAAAGAGCAAAAGATGCCGAAGAAACCTTGAGAATCCTAACAGTGCATGCAAACTGCGGACCATTGTTTGACGAAAACATAGAGAAAGTTGAACTAAACCCTAAGAAAAAGCTAGCAAAGCTTATTAAAGTTTGTAGGGAAGTACAAGTGGAGTTCAACAACTCTCGTCTGTCACGTGAAGAGGAATATCAAATCCTAAACTTAGGAATCCCCGAGTACAGGTCTGAAGCTAGGCCACCAGCGTACATAGTTAGGTACGCAAATGAAACGTCTGATAAGTGGTCTCTAATTATCATGTCAACGTTCTACCATAACAGGTGGAATGATGGAGGTAAGGAAGCATTACGTCAGGCACTTAATCTAATCGAAGGTAATTTCAAATGAATATAATCACAGATCATTCAGTAACGCTCTTTGACAATCTAAAACCTGTCACAGTAACAGACTCCCATGCTCTGTTTGAAGATATAAAAGATCTAGTGTCAATGGGAAACTACAATGAAGCCCTAGACTTAATTGACAACAGGCGTACAGCTAAGAAAGCAATCACTAATACTGACTTTGAGTTAGTGGGTGACTGCTTGTACTTAGACGACTACCGAATCCCTGACAACATGGCTTCGCGTATCTTCGACCTAACAGCTAGCTACAACTCTGTAAAGCCACTGGAAAGGTTCTTCCGCAACTTACTAGCTAACCCATCATATCGTGCAGTACAGGAGTTATACGGCTTCCTAGAACTGTCTAAGCTACCAATCACAGATGATGGATACTTTGTTGCATACAAAGCAGTCAACTATGACTATCGTGATTGCTACACAGGCACTATGGATAACAGCGTAGGTGCACAACCGACCATGCCACGTAATCTAGTGGACGAAGATAAGAATCGTACATGCTCTGCAGGTCTGCACTTTGCAGGATATGAGTATGCACGTGGGTTTGTACCAAGTGAAGGCCATCTAATGGCTGTTCGTATTAACCCAAAAGATGTAGTCGCCATCCCTTCAGATTATAACAACATGAAAGGTCGTGCATCGACTTATACTATTGTCAATGAGATCGAAGGTATGCATGACACACTAACAGATACGCCTCTGTATAAAGGCGACTTAGAAGCACAATCATCACTATCACTATAATCCAAAGGATATACAAATGTCAGACACAAACTTAGGAACAAGCATCTTACGTAACGTAACACTCAACTATCTAAAAGTTGACCCATCAAAGCCAGTATCTCCTTTCGGAACATTGCAGTGGGAAGTTCAAATCGAAGTACCAGAAGATCGATCTGATGAAATCTCAGAGATGGGTAAACTTCGTACACTAGATAATGGTAACGTAGCTGTAAACATCAAACGCAAAGCTTTAAAGCATGATGGGTCAGCAAACTTCCCAGTAGCACTTGTAGATGCTAAGAAACAACCAATTGAAGTTTACACAAACATTGGTAACGGTAGTACAGGTAACGTCAAAGTATATCGTAATGAATACGATGTAGCTGGTCGTCAAGGTATCTCAACAAGCCTTAGTGCAATCCAAATCACTAATCTAATTGAGTACACAGGATCAGTAGATTTTGACATTGAAGCAGATGACGCAGTAGCAACACACGACGACTTCTAAATAGAAACAAGAGAGGCCTAGCAAGCCTCTCACTATTTTATATGTCAAGTGACAAAGGAATGTACCTAAAGTATCTAAAGGAACCGTTGAGGCAAGAAACTCAGATGGTTATGTTAATACCCACATTAATGTTCATATCTTTCATTCTAAATATGATCGACAGGAAGTAAAATGATTAAACTATCTAAAACAAGCAAGATGCCACGTAAATGTAAATCATGGTCGTTGGAAGCCTTGAAGACATGCCCCGGAAGTATTAAAGAAGTAGTCAAAGGAATTATAGAACTTGTAGATGCGTGTAAAGGTTGTTACGCAACAACTGGTATGTATAACATGCCTAATGTTAAAGCACCAAGAGCACATAACAAAGAAGATTGGAAAAGAAAAGATTGGGTTGCAGATATGATTGCATCAATACTAAATGATGAACTGTTTAGATGGTTCGACAGTGGAGACTGTTATGACGTACGTCTAGCAAGAAAGATTAAACAAGTTATAGAAGGGACACCAACAACTAAACATTGGTTCCCAACAAGACAACACAAGTTCCCTAAATTCGCCAAGATATTAAATGAGATAGCTGCTATGCCTAACGCAGTAGTACGTCTATCCTCTGATTCTATCAATGGTGGTATCATAGAAGGTGAAACCACTTCAACTATATGGAGTGTTAAACCACCTAAAGAAGCCTTTGAATGTGGTGCATATACAAGAGAAGGTCAATGTAAAGATTGTAGAGCATGTTGGGATAAGACAGTAAAAGTAGTTGCATACCCCGGTCATGGGGCAAAGATGCTTAAAGTAATCAGAATACAAGGGTAATAAAATGATAGAAGCAGCAATAATGTGCTTAGCACTAAATATATACCACGAAGCAAGAGATCAACCAATAGTAGGTCAAATAGCCGTAGGTTTTAGCACGTTAAATCGTGTAAAAGACAAACGATACCCATCAACTGTGTGTGGAGTGGTCAAACAAGCTAGGTATCATGAATGGAATACCGACTATCCAATACGACATCGTTGCCAATATTCATGGTTTTGTGATGGATTATCAGACATACCTAAAAACGACAAAGCTATGCTAGAAGCGTCACTGCTTGCACATGCTATCTTTTATGGGTCGGTAACTGATATCTCAGATGGTGCGACACACTACCATGCTACGTGGATTGATACGCCATATTGGGCAGATCATATGACTACAGTTTTTACAATTGATGATCATATATTCTACCGATAAAGCATTGACGTCTAGGTTACTCTCTAGATCTTTTAAGTACCTTATAGAACTTATAATAACTACGGAGTAACCTACATGAAAGATCACGTTAAGTACGTGGATGGCGTTGTAAAGCCTGAAAACCTAACAAAAAAGCCTAAGATTGCAATAACAGAATCTTCACTTGCAAACCTTAAACCTAGATGGGATAAGGAACACATGAAAATGATGCAGGGTAAGAGTATAGAAAAGCGGAAATCTAACAAAGAAGCCCGTGAGAAAATGAAAGAAACTGTTGAAATCTTAAAGTATTTATCAGATGGTGTAATTGCAGACATGCCAACAGGTCTAACAGTTATGCAAATAATGATGCTAAGGGCTATACAAGACGGTGATCCTGCAGAAGCATCTAAGCTTGCTGCAACTATAGCTGAATACCAACAGCCTAAACTTCAACGTAGTGAGAACATAAACACTAATATCAATTTAGAAGACCTTACTGATGAAGAACTAGCACAACAACTAGCAATCATAAATGAACCTAACCTAAAACCACTAAAAGATATAGAGGGTGAGGTTGTTAATGACTAGCTACAACAACATAACTGGTGATGCGCTAGTATCTAAAAGTAATACTAAGAAGTTCAGAGATAATTACGACAAAATATTCTCTAAGCCTGATAAGGAAAAGAAAGATGAAAGAAAACTTAAAAGAGTTCCTTAAAGGAGCTACGTACACACTAGTTTTTATAACAGTATTAATCTTATTAATCAAAAATAGCTCAGAAGCTTTATGGTGAACTAAATGACCCCTAACTTTTTAAGTGACGAAGCATGTCAGTTTTTAATAAAAGACTACTCTGCAAATCGTTGGAGTGATCCCGTACTAAAACCTAAAATGATCGCAGTTAATGAAGAATACTTCAGATCAATCCAAAGAGATAGCGAGTTCTTAGAGATTCTAATGGAAAAGAAACTTGAAGAATGGGAATCCTATGATGAATGTGTGAACGAACACGACAGGAATCTATCTGAATCAGAAATGGAAGGAGAAGAATATGCACATGGGAATCGTTTTCAAACCTAAGATAGGTGAACACCTGCGTAAGTCAGAAGGGTACAGGTCTGATAAATACAGTGAAGAAGAGTTAGAAACAATCGTTCAACTTAGAGCCAATGGAGTCACATACAAAGCGTGTGGTGAATCTATAGGTAAACCAGTAGGAAGTATTGCTAACATGATAAGTTATCACGACCTTCAGTATAGAATTGATAAAGCAATAAAGCTTAGAGGATTAGGACTATGAACATAGTTCTTTCCCTCTATGATTACACTGGTGTAGCTGCAATACCTTGGGCTAAAACAGGGCATACATGCTATTGTTATGACATACAACATGATGGTACACAAGTAGATAAGTATGAAGGTGGTGGTTCTATACACTACCTAAATGCAGACCTACACGACTACAGTTCCTTACTGTCTCTATGGCATAAGTTTAGAGATGCAGATAGTAACATTGTGTTTGCAATGGCATTCCCTGTGTGCACTGACTTAGCTGTAAGCGGTGCTGCATGGTTTAAAGCTAAATACTTCAAAGATCCTCAGTTCCAAAGAAAAGCAGTAAGTTATGCAAGGTGGTGTGATGAATTATTCGCTGATCTAAAAGTTCCATACTATATAGAAAACCCAGTATCAGTCTTGTCAACAAAATGGCGTAAGCCAGACTATCGTTTCCACCCCTATGAATACGGTGGTTACATCAAAAAGAATGAAGAAATCCACCCACTGTATCCAGAATACATTGCACCAAGAGATGCATACTCTAAAAGAACATGTCTGTGGACAGGTGGTAAATTCAAAATGCCAGCAAAAGATCCAGTAAGTTGTGAAAACTATGGAGCAAGTACGCAACATAGTAAACTTGGAGGTAAGTCTATGAAAACAAAGAACATACGATCCGCAACTCCAAGAGGTTTTGCAGAAGCAGTGTATCAAGCTAATTCGGAAAATACATTATGAAATCTAAAGTTGGTTATAGTATTGGTGAACCGTCTAAAGAAGAACCTTGGTTCGATGACTTCGGAGATACTGATAAATTATGTATAAGAAGTGCAACAAACTCACAAGTAGGTGGTGATCATTACAAAAACCAAGGAATACAACCACTTGAGGCTACCTTTGTTAACTTCGGTTACGAGGGAGTACGTGCATCAATCTATACAAAAGTAGGTAAATACCTAACACGCGATAAAGGTACACATCGTCAAGATATAACAAAAGCTATACACGTATTGCAAATGCAAATAGAGTTCCTAGATAGAGACAATAAAGAATGATTACAATAGTAACTGAAATACTTTGGCTATCAACAGCACTTGCAGTGTTTTCTTCAGTAATACTCTTCATACTAAACCCACTGTATGCTTACTGGATAGAAAACAAATACCGTATAGATTTAGAAAGCGAACTGTACATAAAAGTATCGGAAGCTGTAGAAATAGCAGTAGAAGATGGATTACAAATTAGTATTAATTTCACAGTGGGAGAACCAGAAGTTGAAGAAGCCTCAAAAGAAAAAGAAAGTACCTAGTAACTCGCTAGGTTTGCAAGCGTTATCTCAAAACCAATCGCACTACATAAACTCAATAGATGATAATGTAGTGTCAGTTGGAACTGGTTTCGCAGGGTCAGGTAAAACATATATCGCATCTACATGTGCTGCTCAATTTATGATTGACAACAAAGATAGCCGTATCGTTTTATGCAGACCTAATGTATCTGATTCAAAATCTATAGGCTTCTTACCCGGAGAAGAATTAGATAAAATGGCACCTTGGATTACCCCATACACTGACGTACTACGTAAGCACCTAAATGGTACTTATGAGAAAGCTATGCAGTCAGGGTCAATTCAAGTAGTTCCATTCGAATACATGCAAGGTAGAACATTCGATAACTCTTTTGTTATCTTAGACGAAGCACAGCATACAACACCAAAAGAAATAGAAATGTTTCTCAAGAGAATAGGTAAAGATTCAAAAGTAGTTATATGTGGTGACATACCCCAAGCGAGATTAGGGCCTAAATCAGGTCTTAATCTCTTAATAAACATGCACACCGACAAAACGTTACCTGAAGTGTCAGAGAACATCGGTGTGACAGATTTCAATAACCCAGATGACATTGTAAGGTCTGTATTCTGCAGAGAAATAACAAAAGCATTTGACAGATACTACACAATGAATGGAAATTAATATGGTATTCGACACAGGACAATGGCTAAGGTCAACAGTAATCTCATACAGGCGAGGGATACCCCACTTACTTCAGTACGAGTTAAGTGAAGAAGAAATAATAACACTAGCTCAACTAGTAGATGCCTTAACAGCAGCAAGAATAGAAGAAGCAATGAACAACAGAGGTGATGAATGATTATCAAGTTTTACACAAAAGGTTGCCAACCATGCTATGCACTAAAAACATTGCTGGACAATCTAATGGTTGAGTATGTGTCTTGCAACATAGAAGAAGAATATCAAATAGCTGCTGATAATAAAGTAATGAGTGTGCCTACACTGCTAAACACTGAAACAGGCAAGAGACTTATTGGTTTCAAGAATGAAGAAAAAGTAAAGGAATTTCTAAATGACAATAACAGTTGATTACGAACGTAACAGTTTTCTTTCAGAACAAGCATACACCCTCCTTAAGGACTACTATTGTCGTGATGGGGAAGACCCACAGGACGCTTATGCAAGGGCAGCTATGGCATTCTGTAAGTCTGATTATGAATTAGCTCAACGCATATACGACTATGCAAGTAAAGGTTGGTTTATGTTTAGCTCACCTATCTTATCTAATGCACCAGCACTTGGAGAAAAAGTACGTGGTCTACCTATTAGTTGTTTCTTATCTTACGTCCCTGATACTCTTGAAGGTCTTATTGGACACAGCACGGAATTACGGTGGCTATCCGTCAAGGGTGGCGGTGTTGGCGGTCATTGGTCTGACATTAGGTCTGTCAGTGATGTGGCTCCCTCTCCTATACCCTTCTTAAAGACTGTCGATAGTGACATGACTGCTTACCGACAAGGTAAGACACGAAAAGGTTCTTATGCTGCTTACATGGACATAACACACCCAGATATTATTGAGTTCATTAACATACGAGTACCAACAGGTGGTGACCCTAATCGAAAGGCGTTCAATATACACAACGCAGTGAACATTACTGATGCGTTTATGGATGCAGTAACCTCAGGTGGTCAGTGGGACTTAATAGACCCTAATGATAAGACAGTTAGGGATACATTACCTGCAAGAGAACTGTGGGAACGTCTAATTGAGACACGATTCCGCACTGGAGAGCCATACCTTAACTTTATTGATGAAGCTAACAGGCACTTACCCCCAGAAATGCGTGAGAAAGGTCTTACTATCAATGGTTCAAACCTTTGTAATGAAATTCATCTACCGACAAACGAAGATCGGACAGCAGTCTGTTGCCTGTCAAGTGTAAACCTTGAGTATTACGAGGATTGGAAGGAGACCACTATGGTGTCTGACCTCATAACTATGCTAGATAATGTAATAAGTTTCTTTTGTTTCCATGCTCCCAAAGAACTACGTAAGGCTGTCTACAGTGCTACACAAGAGCGTTCTTTAGGACTAGGGGCAATGGGTTTCCACAGTGCATTACAGCGTGTGGGGATACCTTGGGAGACCCCTATGGCTACTGCCTACAATACTGAGATGTTCACTCATATAAAAGCACAAGCAAGAGCAGCATCAGTGCACCTAGCAGAAGAACGTGGTTCATGTCCTGATGTAGATGGAATACGCAACTCACACTTATTAGCAATAGCACCTAACGCCAACTCATCAATCATTGCTGGTTGTTCAGCATCAATAGAACCTCTTAAATCTAATGCATTTAC